TTCCGACCAGCGGTTCCTGTGGTCGCCTTTAGTCCCTGTGCTTCAGCAATCGCAGAGGCAGCAGTAATGGCTGTCTTGATGTCACCACGTTCAACAGCCATTGCGTACGCTTGCTCAAGCCTGAGCAGATACAGACCACGATTGATGTTTACGTCTGTCAGCAGCTTAGCATCAGATCGAGCAATACTTTTCAGGATACGGCTGATCCAACCATTCGCAGTTGCCCTACTTACTCGGGGGCAGTATTCGACAATCAGTTTAATGATCGTCTCACGACGATAGCATTGAGCTAGACCGTTGCGAACTATCTCTTCGATTTTCTGTCTTTGTTCAGCAGATTCAGTTCCGGTGTAACTGTCGGGTTCTTCAGTATTAGACATCGCTCACCTTTCGATACCTTGTCACTTCAACTACCTCAGTAACAAGCTGCACCTCATCGCACTCAATTAAATCCGGATCATACTCGTAAGGACGACACTCTTGCATCTCTGTCTTTCCACGAGCAAAGGTGGTCTGATACAACGAACCGTTGTGTCGGAAGATTGCTCGTGTGTACTCCAACCAGCGACTGTCTCCAGCAGGTTCTGTATGGACGTACTCGTCGTTATCGCACAACTCTGTGAGAAACTCTTTTGAGAACTGCATTATAGACCAACCTCCTGACACTTAATCCAGACGAACTCGGTCGCACCTGTCTTTGGATCGACACGCCATTCAGCAACACCAGCCTCAGTTGCTGCTTCTTGCCAACCTGTACCGCACCTACAGCTACCGACAGCAGCACCAATCAAGAACCCCAATACAACCAACAACAGAGCAGGTATTGCTAGAGTAGTCAGTAGTTCTCTTATTGTTGGGTCCATCAGTTCCTCACCTTCGACAGATGACTTCCAATGTATCCCTCTGTAAACGAATATAGATGGGACTCTGCCGCTCGTGCTGACCCAACAAACCCAGAGTCAAAGTGCCAGCGATCCGTAGCAGACAGCGACGGCAAGATGCGTACAACAACACCAGCAGTTTCGTAGTAGTTGTAGTGTTCTTTAGCCCGCTGGGTATGCAAGTGGCCCGTCATGATCTCTCGCGTGATGCTATCTGCCCACTGGTGAGGTGCCTCGGTTGCCATGATGATAGGTGCCTTGTCCAGCTTGGTGAATCTGTGAGAGAAGCACAGCAGGTTCTTACCCCAGTGGTAATACTTGCGTGAAATCTCATCATCATCAATGACAATCCGTGGATCATCCTTGAAGTATTGCTTGACTGCCTTAGCCAGCAAAATGCTAGAGCAGTAATCGTGGTTGCCTGGAACAACTGGAGCATAGACATCAGCGATTGAGATACAATCCTCAAGCCCAGCAATCACAGCAGCCATCGCAATGTCGAAGACGTGGTGGAACCGAGTGTCAGTCGATTCGACAGGCGTCCCGGAAGTAGTAGTCCCCTGCATGTTGTCCGTGTGCAGCAAGTCTGATCCGATTGGGAAGACAATGTGCTTTATCCGTGTTGGGTTGAAGAACTTCAGAGCGTCATTAACAGCATCTCTGTAAAGTCCTGCTGCAATCTTCGGATCGTAGTCACTTCCGGTCTCGCGGTTGTAGGACAACTTTGCAAAGTGAACATCATGGATCGACACGACCAGCATGCAGTCTGCTGATTCATGTTGTGGCTTGTTGACCACATGGGTGCGTGCCTTCTCCAGCAGCGTAACGAAGTCTTCACTGAGTGTTGTGGTCTGTGGTCGCTTCTTTACCTGAACTGTGCCGGTCTTTGACTTCAACCATGCACCAGTAATGTCTGCCAATTCAAAGCCAGCAGCGATTACAGCAGCATCTAGTTCGTTTGTAGGCTGACTAACCACGACCTCAGGAGCACTGACCTCATCCTTGTATTGCCGCCTGAATGTGGTCCAAGGAATACCCAATGCCTTTGCGGCTGCTCGCTTGCTTCCATGCAACTCTACAGCTTCGTGAAGTTTCATTCAGTGACTCCAGTTACGGTTCGTGAGTGGCAGATGAGTTTAATGGGCTTCTTGGGTGGTGGATTACTGACGATGTAGTTAGCAGCCCATCTAAGGTCGTCTAAAGTGCCGTCGTTAAAGACCAGCACATCGAACAGCCAATCCTCAAGTCCTTGTTCGCTTGCATGCTGTGTAGCAGACTGCTCGTGCTCACGACGAGACTCACCTAACATCTTAACAAGGACAGTACGATTCTTCAACTTCGGTTTGGTGAACTCAAACCCGTAAATGGCATCTACTTCGTTCGGGAATCGTACATCACGGATAACTACCCGGTCATGCTTGTCAATGAATTCACCGGCAAGTTTAACCCAGCAGTCCTGTCCGTGGATGTCTCGGCCCGCCTCGGTTCCATAGGCCTGCATCAGTCGTCGGACTTCTGGAATTTTCTTGGCTTCATCCCAGCCTTCCGTACTGACCACATCTGAGAGCCTACGTCTACCATCGTCTGTAGGAATCCAAGGATCGAGTGCCAACAGACCCTTACGTAGTGGATCAGCAAAACTGTACGGTGTGTGGTCAGTAAGGAACGAGGCCATGGTGTCCTTGCCTGTTCCTAATTTGCCATGAATGGCTACTAGATCAATCATTGAACTCTCCCGGTTGGGCCGTATTTGTCGAATCGATCCATAAATTCACGAAATGAACGGTCTGGTGTCCAAACTTCCTGAATAGCAAACTCGGTGTTATACAATGGCTCAAGCCCCAACTTACGCAATGCAGTCTTCATCTCATTAGTAGCCAGCGAGGCAACCTCGATTCGCCTAGCCATGTGGTCTGCTTTATGCACTTCTTCTGGGAACGGAAATGTTACACCCCAGTAATGACAGAATCGCTTAGCAATACCATGCTCGAAGTCTTTCCAGACATTGTTGCCTAACAGGTTAAGAGCATTCTTGACTGGTGTGCTGGTGTCACCGCAGATCATCTCGTGACCGTCGTGCATTAGACCACAGTAGGAACCTCCAAGTAGGTCGCTGACTAGGCATGAATGCTGAGCAGTGCTGTACTGTCCTAGATGACCATTGAAGCTATTGACATTGCTGAGGCTATAAGCCACATCAGCGATTGTCATCTTCAGACGACCGCCTACGAGACTGCAAATACTTCCGGTACTCGTCGCGATCTGAAAATAGTTTTCCAATGTACCAATGGATTGCAGAATGTCCTTCATCTGGTAACTTCCGTAGTTTGCGAATGAACAGTTCCTTGGTTGCTTCTGGATTCAATCCCAGCATCTCACAGGCATTGTTCAGTGTGATTAGTGTCGCTGAAGTGTCATCGGCAGATGCAAGCCACTCGATAACATTGACCACAGGTCTTAGGTACTCTCTAATCCGCTTTTGTGCCGGTTTGTCATCAGAGAAGTAGTCTTTGTCGGCATTCTCTGCAAATCTGTCGATGTCGTCTGATGCGTTTCGCAATATGCCTGCCATGAGCAGCCTAACAGGCTCGGCGATATAACGACTACTCGAACCGTGCTCCGTGGAATTGGTCATAATCTTCTTGCTGGGCTGTTAGGTAGAACCAACTGAATCGATCTGCATCATCCAAGACCTCCTGGTGTAGAAGCCTCTTGATTTCTCGATCCAGTTTGCTAGTCCTGTGGTCGGAGCGAATCCCTTCGCTGATAATAACTTCTGCAATCATTTTATTTAGTCCCGCACAACCAGTACAGTGGCGTTATCGTTGAGAACAAGGTCTCGGTAGAAATCCCAGTAGCATGTGCCATCACCACGGACTACCACGAATGTCCCAATCTTCTCACGTTCTTCTTCTGTGTAGTCACCAAACCGCACTACACGTGGCTGATTCAACTTCGGCCTTACCCGGTACTCAACATTGTCAGTATCGAAATCTGGCATACCTTCGAAATCAAACCATGCACCACCTTCAAGGCGATACTGCATAGGTTTGTCGTTGATGATTGCATCGATGATGCCAGCATCTACGAGTTGTTTGAGTTTGTCTTTGGTCATTTGTGTTATCCGTGAAGAAGGACAAGTATGAGGGTATGATAGTATGTCGCAGCATGGAAAATATCCGCACCGTGCTTATTGTACAAACAAGCAGCATATCCCACATCTACCCAAGTAACCGGGTGCATGTTTCCTGAAGAATCGCTGATTAGCATCCCACACCCCATATGTGTTAGACTCCCTTGGCTGATTGACTGTCCGGGAGAGTAGACAGGAAAGACTGGTCATGCTCCAGTTCGCTGCTCAGCCATGCACAGATCGATTTGCTACACACTGGCGGCAACCAACTATCGCACCACCATCGACAAGGTTCGCTGGCCGAAGCCAGTTTGCGAATGATACCAAGTCAGAACAGCCCTGTCAACCCACAAGTGCCGAACTGATTCGCTGGACGGTTGTTTCAGGAGGGTAGCCGTTATCGTCCAGAAAAGCAATAACTGCCAGCAGTGTGGTCAGCGATCCGTACTCGCTGATGTTTTCGCGGAGAACCCCGTCATCGTTGAAAACCTTCCAGCCCTTGTCGCCTAGTTCAAACTCTGCCTTCATGTGGCAGTCTTCTTGACCATTGCAGCGGGTCTCCCGAATCCATATCCAGCCACTACACCAGTCCAACACCTCCCACTCCTCACCGCCAGCCTTGAACCGATGAACAACCTTCGAAACGTAGCCTGCCATCATCTTCTCCTGGGTTGAATTGACCACCGAACCACCGAAAGCGAATGATACACATCCTTCAGACCACCTGTCAAGACCTGTGGTCAGGCAAATCCAAAATACTTGGCTGGCAGTGTTGGTGATCTTATGTATACTAGATCGGACTCAAATGGCACAGCAAAACCATTTGACCTCCTAGGATCGCGTATACGGCCTCCAAATTGGGCAGGACGTGTCTAACCATTACCCGACCACTCCGATGGCTTTAGAAGCGATCCTGGTGCGTTTGGTGAGGTTTTGGAAGGTAGGCTTAGGTACAATTTCTGACCTGTCCGGCAGGAGGGTCGCTTTCCTTTGCCCAGTAGACCACAGGGGATTACCCGCTGGGAAATTTCTGAAAAATTTTATCTCCCTGTGGTCTATAGACTTATGACTACAGTGACCACATGGTGTGAGGATTTGTTCGAACTCCGGTTCTTGACTTCCTGCCGAACTGTGCGATCTTCCGGTTACACTGGTCTATATGAAGAAGAAGTTACTTTACTTACTCTTAATACTAATAATACTTACAAGTTTATCTTTACGAAGTAAAGATAAACGAGTAAGTATGTTGTATAGATATAGATAGATTCTTTATCAATAAGTATACTATCAATACTTAAAGAAAGAAAGATATACATTGACATTCAATATTTCTTTTTTTATGTATAAGTAGACCAGTAATCAATTACTCACTTCGTTCGTAATTGATTACGTTATCTATCATTGTATGTAATACAATAGATAAGTAATGTAGAATCATTTATGTAAAGTAGTATTGTAAAATGGGTATGTATATTACATATCTACAGTAAATGATTACATAAATTAAGTACATAGATAAGTAATACAAAGTAGATATCAATACTCTTTTGTATAGATAGAGTATTCATATCTGTTTTGTAAAAGAAAAAGAGTTACTAGGTAATCAAGTGGTCTACTAACACAAAAGAGGATGTTCAATGAAATGTCAGAAGCTAACTTCTGAACTTGAATTGAATCTTGAAACAGTTGAAGTAGATTCTGAACAAAGAGTAATCAAGAATGTATTACTCTGCGGCAACGAATCGAAAAACGGGTACAAGTACCCACCAGCCTGTTTCAAGGATCAGAACCATGTGGTCAGTCTGTACGAAGGTAAGGCTGTCTGCATCGACCACAGCGACAAACCGTTGAATCGCAAGATCAGGGATGTTGCTGGCTTTATCCAGAATGTTCGCCTTGTTGAAGGCAAGCCTTACGGCGACATTGCAATCGAAAGTGCCATCGACTGCGGTGTTGATCTTCTGACCCTTGCTAAAAACAAGCGTAAGAACATTGGAATGTCTCATGTTGCGATGTGCAAAATGAGTAAGGATCGGCAGACTGTTGAGTGCATCGAGCAGGTTGTTACCGTCGATGTGGTCTTTAGTCCAGCCACTACGAAAACTTTCTTTGAACAGGATCAGGGAATGGAACTTGAACAACTGAAGGCCGAGAACGATGTTCTCAAGGGCAAGGTTGCAGTTCTTGAGTCTGACTTGACCAAAGCAACGGCTACTGCCGAGACCCTGAAGTCCGAGAACACTAGCCTGCTTGGTGAAGTGACTAATCTGCGGACTGAGGTTGCTGAGATCAAGCCTAAACTTGAGAGCTATGTAAAGGCTGAGCAGAAGCTCGCCGATGAGACTGCGGTCAAGAAGTTGCTGGAAGGGGCAGGACTGGACATTAGCGACTCTGTGGTCGTTAGTGAGCAGTTCATGGCTATGCTTCTGAATGCTTCTCCAGACGCTCGTCTTCCGCTCATCGAAGACCGCAAGGCTGCTGTCAGTCGCGGCGGTTCGGTGACCACAGGGACTGTTCGTTCTCCGGAGCGTACGGTCAAGACTGAAACCAAGGCAGAGGCATTCGATCCTCTTGCATACCTCGACAAGTTTGTCGGCTAATAGGAGAATTCAATGGCTCGTGCTATTCATCGGCTCGGTCCTGTAACACTCAAGGACTATCCGGTCGATTCGACCACGGTAATCACCAAGGGTGATATGCTGTGGCTGGATACCGACGATGTGAAACCGGCAGCGTCCTTTACATGGGACACTAACATCGCAACCACACAGGCAGCGTTTAATAACCTGTTTGTTGGTATTGCTGCTGAAGGTCGTGCAAGCGGTGACGCTGCGACCACAATTGCAATTGATGTCAATCCAGAATCTGTCTGGGAATTCGATCAGGCGGCTGATGCTGTTCTGACCGGTGGTCTGATTGGGCCTGCTAAGGCATCTGGTGATGCACTCGAAAACCAGAAGGTTGTTGAGTGTGCTGCCGCAGCCGCGATTGGTCGATGCCACGTTGGCGTCACCTCCAGTGCCACTCGCATTCAGTGTACGTTTGGCTCTGCCCGTCATACGGCTAGTGCTAACGCTAACGCAGCCTTCGGTAGCTAATAGGAGATCAAAGTGGTACGTCTTAATCAAGAGTTCTTCACAGGACTCACTAAGGACCGTCCGGTCGCTGAAGGCTATAAGAACGTCTTCATCACTCTGACCGAAGGTCTTAAATCTGGTAAGCTGAAGGCTGAGCACGCTGTGCCTAGCTTTAAGCAACTCGGTCTGTGGCTGGGTGCCATTGACCCAATGGATGAAGAAGGCTCGTGGAAGCGAATCGCTGAAGAAGTCAAGTTCGTGAACCACGAAGGGCTTGAGCCTCACCAGGTCAATGCTCGCGTGTTCACCGAATCGAACTTGGCTGTTCGTTCGCAGGCATTTGCAACTCTGACATCGACTCTCATCTCTTCGAAGATGATCGATGCTTATGAGGCAGTGCCTAGCGTTGCAGATACGCTGATGACCATCATGCCTAATCAGAAGCTGCGTAATCAGCGACTGGCAGGTCTGACTCACATTGCTGCAAGCGATGATGAAGTTCTGGAAGGTCACCCCTATCCAGAAACGGACTTCAGCGAGAAGTACGTTACGACCAAGGAAGAAAAGCGTGGTCGTATTCTGCGGCTGACCGAAGAACTGATGATCTTCGATCAGACTGGCGAATGCTATCGTCGGGCAGCGATGCTCGGTACTGCTCTGAAAAATGAGCAGGAACGGCGTAAGATTCGTCTGCTGATCGATGCAGACTCCGGTTCGAGTGTTTATGTCTACCGTCCGAGCGGTACAGGCGAAGTCCTGTACAACACCAACGGCAGCAACATGAACTACATCGGCAACGGTGGGGTTACCGGGTTTAGTTCGGCATCTCCTCTGGTTGACTGGACCGACCTTGATCTGGTTCGTCTGTACCGGGCAACGAAGGTCACCGATGATCGTATCGATGGTACGGCTCGTCCGATTGGTGGTATTAACACCAATCTGACTCTGCTGGTGCCAGAAGGCAAGCGGTCAGCGGCTAACACCATCGTCTATCCAACCCAGGTTGGGTACGAGCCGAGTTCCTCGGGCGGTGTGCAGTTCCAGTACAATCAGCCGGTCGCAGGGTTTGTCTCCCGTGTGGTCTCAAGTCCGTACGTTGATGAAGTCAACGGCGACGACTACTACATCGGCGACTTTAACAAGCAGTTCGTTTGGACTGAGATTTGGCCGCTGCGAACCGCTGTTCAGGGACGGGATAGCGAAGACGCATTCAACCAAGACCTGATCTTCTCGATCAAGGCAAGCTACTTCGGTGGTCTGTCGGCAGTCGATTCGATCTATGTCACCAAGGTTGACGGAGCTTAGTAGTTTTTGAGTTAAGGGGTCACGGGCTGTGGCTCGTGACCCCTATTTTTGTCTAGTTCTGGGGAGAACTGAATGTCACTGAAGATTGGTAACAAGACCCTTTCGAAAAAGAACACACGCACTGTAACCTTCTATCGTGGTGAAGAAGCTATCAGTCTTGTGGTCGGACCGCTGCCGCCTAAGTACATCGAGCGTTTGCGTAATGATGTGCTGCCTTGGCCTGAACCGCCTCGTAAGGCTGTTGAGACCAAGCCCGGTATCTTCCTTTACGAAGGTGAAGGCAAGAACCGTAAGGTAGTGTTCCAAGAAGATGATAAAGACCCGGCATACCGGGAAGCCTTGTCGCTACTTTCAAAGCGATACACAGCAGCTAAAATTTTGGCCTACACTGCACACGATTCTTCCTTTAGCGTTGGTCCTGATAAGCCAACACAGAGTTACAAGGAAGACCCTGAAGCATGGCGGCAGTATCTGGATGTGGTCTATAGTGATTTGACAGATGAGACCACAGGTCTTACTGAAGCCGAGATTACACTGATCTTGGATGAAGGTGAGAAGACGGAACTGAGGATCGACACGGAAGAAGCGTTGAAGTCTTTTTAGCTCCCCCCAGCACTTCTCAAGTGTCTGGGAGTGTTCTGACAGACAAAGAAGGTAAGCACTTCTCGCGGACTGAAAGCTATTTTATTCTCAGGATTCTGGAACGCTTCGGAAGCCCAGAGGAACTTGTCAGGTCATTTGAGCAATTCTATTCTTTGGATGAGGATTGGATTGCTCATTTGATGGCGTATGAGATAATTCGGCAAAGTGAGGAGTGCTTAATGACTAGGGGGTCACTATGAAGCAGCGTGTAAAGGCGGAGGATCGTATTGGTCAGGTGTTCGGTAGACTGACGGTTGTTTCTTTAGCGGGAAAAAACAATCACGGTCAAACCGTTCTGAGGTGCAAGTGTGTTTGTGGTTCTACATCAGAACACTCACTCCCGAACATTAGAAACGGTCGCGTCACTTCATGTGGCTGCTTAAAAAAGGAGGTTGTATCGGCTAGATTTTCTAAGCATAAGAAATCAACTTCTGATGAGTACCGTTGTTGGTCTGGGGTGGTTCAGCGATGCATCAATCCTAACAACAATGCCTATCATGATTATGGTGGTCGTGGTATCACAGTCTGTCCTGAGTGGTTGTTATTCGAGAACTTCTATCGTGACATGGGAGACAAGCCCTCCAAGGACCACAGTCTTGATCGAATCGACAATGATGGACCTTACTGCAAAGAGAATTGTAGATGGGCTACACCAAAGGAACAGGCTAACAATAAACGGCGATCACGCATATTAACGCTGAACGGAATAACTCAGAGCCTAACTATGTGGGCGAGAACTATTGGGGTTAGTCGCGGAGTGTTGTTGCATCGTCTTAGGTTGGGGTGGGATGTTGAAGCGGTCCTTACAACACCCACACGAAAACACATTCTGATGCTGAATGGTAAAACTCGAACTCTAAGCCAGTGGGCAAAAGAGTATGGGATTGAGAGTTCCGTTATACGCAGTCGTCTTCAGCGGGGTTGGCCTGTAGAAGACGCAGTAACAACGCCAGTTGGAGTCCGCTAATGCCTATCATCAATTCGCTGAGTCAAATGGGTGATGGTACTCCGATTACGGAGGAGCAGATTCACTCGTTCTTGAACAAACTGACTATCAAGATTCACAACATCCTCAACGCAGACGGCTACCAGGGTGCAATTGATTACGACGAAGTGGGTGGTCAAACAGGGCACAGGATTTACTTCTCAAACTCTCTACGAGAGATGCGAGAACTGCACGCCTACTTCAGTGATCTGTTAGCAAATCCTGAGAAGCGTGGTGATGTTGGTTTCTATCTGACAGAAGCACAGCCAGTCTCTCTTGTGGAGTGGGTGAATGATAACACGCGGCTTCAATAGGGCTATGGCTTTTGTATACAACGGTCAAGATGTAGAGGTGCGGCTCCAGGGTGCTCAAACAGTAGACTTCACCACCGCAGGAGCGTCGATCACCAGAACATATACCGGTGTTACAATCAAGTCGTTGGTTGGACCAGAGGTAAAGGCTAAAGAAGGACACACACGAGAATTCGCCTTTCTAACTGCCGAATACCCAGAGAATCCACCATTGACGACCACAAGGGTTGTATTTGACAATCTGATCTACGAGATCGTTGACTACACGACAGATGGTGTGGTCACTAAGGTTTACACTAGGAGACCCTAATGCAGACTAACAAACTGTGGGGGGCATTGATCCTCACGTTGGCTGTTACTGTGGCGGTAATTGGCTTAGTTGATGCTGGTGTGTTTATAGGCTGGGGACTCCAGTCCACTTTGTCTCAGCACATCGCGGATTCAATGCACAATAACGGCGGTGTGTTTGTCTTTTTCATCGGTGCCGCCTTTGTTGGTGGCATGCTCGCTACGCACTTCACCGGCTTTGGCATGGAACGATCAGATGTGGTCCAGTTGAAGAGGCGGATTGCTGAACTAGAAACTCAGTTACAGGGGGAGCAATAAATGGCATTCTCTCGACCAGCACCGCAGGATGCAACGCAAGCTGAGATGGAGGCTGGCACAGAGACGGCACCGCGGACTATGAATCCGGCAGGGGTTGCCCAGGCAATTGCAGCCTTGGGCGGCGGCGTCGGTGGTGTCAGTGCTCTGGATGACTTGTCAGATGTCACAATCACGGCGGCGGTTTCCGGCGACTTCCTGCGACACAACGGGACGGTCTGGGTTGATGCCACAATCTCTGCTGGTGATATCCCCAGTGGGGTAGATCGGACAAAGATCGGCAACGGGATCGATGTTGTCGAGACGTTCTGCTACAAGCAGTCCTCCAGTGTGGACTACAACGGCACGGGTGCGGCATACACAATTGAGCCAGCGGATTTGCAGATCACAGTTCCATCAACAGGGCTGTGGCAGATTCATGCGTTGATAAACGTGCAGAAGGCGTCTACGGGTGCTCAGACTGGCATACGATTGGCAATGGGCACGGCAGTCATCAGCGGAACAACCGGGTGGCCTGCAGGTGGTCATTACTCTGCTGCCGTGACAGGGAACTGTACTATCACTACAGGCTCTCCGACGATTGTCTCTGGGGCCAGCCGTTCACCAGGGTCAAATGACCTTTGCTTTGCAATCACTTGGAACTTGAATGTCACCACGGCAGGGACAATCAAGGTTCAGATGATGGATACTACTTCAACCGCAAACATCTTCAAGCTGCTTAATACATCGACAATTGTTGGAAAGAGGTTGGCAGCATGATTGAAGCACTCCGCTCACTGGCTCGGCCTGCCTTTCTCCCGATGACTGAACAGTTCGATGTGTCAGAATGGATCGCATGCGACATTGATGGGGATGGAACTGTTGATAAGGTTCGATTGAATCTTGAGGTCACACCTCCACACATGGTTTTCGAGTGCAGTGCTCAGGCAATCATTGACGGCACTGGTGTGACGGTTCGAGATGCTACTGAATCTGAGTTGACGGCAATTCTGCAAGGGTTGTCTGCCAATCCTCCTAAACCACAATCACTCACTCCACTCGAAGTGCTCGCTCGATTTACTGATGCTGAGCAAGACCTGATAGACACACATGCCAAGCGATTGGCTCGACGACTGTTCTCAGCAATTGAGCCGATCAGTTGGACGACCTTCGCTGGTTCAGTTGCTGAGCTTCAGGCTGCAGGGCTCATTACCGCAGAGCAGGTGGAAAGGATTCTGGCATAATGGCAATCCAGACAATTCAATTCGCATTCCTCACAGGTCAGACAGTTACCGTTAAGTTGTTTGCAGACGATGGTTCGGATACGGTGCTTGACACTCCAACAGCCACTGAAGCAACCAATCGCACTGGTATCTACACGTTCACGCAAACCGACCGAGCGGCGGGTAACTACCTCATCACAGTTTCGGCTACTGGAATCAATGCGGAATACTCGCTTCCGTTGACCTTAGACACTGCAACTTTTTGGGCGATTGAGCGTGCGAATGTCATCAAGAACAATGACAAGACCGCTTACAGTCTGAGTCAGTCATTTCCGACGAACTTTTCAGCCCTCGCAATCACTGGTGGCGGGGCAGTCACTGCGGGAACAGTGTCAGACAAGACTGGTTACAGTCTTTCAAGCACCCAGACATTCGACCTTACGGGTAACATCACAGGTAATCTTTCTGGTTCTGTCGGCTCAGTTGCGTCTGCGATCACACTACCGACGATTCCGGCTGACTGGATCACTTCTAGTGGACTGGCATCGAGTGCTGTCACTGAAATTCAGTCGGGATTGCTTACAACTGGCACATTCAACTCTGCGATTGCAGAACTTCCAGACCAAGTTGCAGATGCTGTATGGGATGATGCGATTGCAGATCACTTGTCAGTAGGCTCTACTGGTGAGTCTCTTTACAGAACTCTTGCAATCAAGACCAAGACAGATAATCTGCCCAGTGACCCTGCCGATCAGTCGTTAATCGAAACAGCAATCACTAACGCCACATCTGGACTGGCAACAGCAGTAGACTTAGCCACAGTAGACACTGTGGTCGACGCTATCAAACTGAAGACTGACAATCTTCCGTCTGATCCGGCTGACCAGTCTGCTGTTGAAGCAGCGATTACTGCGGCTACTTCTGGGCTTGCTACAGCGTCTTCAATTGTAACACTGACCACAAAGGTCGATACGCTTGATGACTACGTTGATACTGAAGTGGCAGCAATTAAGGCAAAGACTGACAATTTGCCTGCTGATCCAGCTGATGCTTCTGATATCGCAGCTTCCTTTGTCACAGTCAACTCTAAACTAGATGCGATTGATGACTATGTGGACTCTGAGGTTTCTGCGATTAAGGTAGTAACTGACAGACTGTCTGGCATGTTGGTTCAGGATGGTCTGGTCTACCAGTACACCACAAACGCATTGGAGAATGCTCCAAGCGGTGGTGGGGGTGGTACAACGGTTGCTGTCTATCCTCTAAATGCCACAATGCCTGCTAGGGTCTATGACCTTAACCTGACCTTCTACAAGAATGAAGATGGTACGGTTGTTGGTCCTATTGCAGTTACGTCACGCAATGCTGATGTCTTTGAGCCTGTTGATTTGTCAGGTCGTACCCTTTCTGTTCGCTTTGTGGACTATGAAGGTACAGAACTTCTGACAGTCGCTGATGCTGACATCACGGTTAGCGGTGCTGATGATAATCAAATCAGTTTCCCTGTAACTACTGACCTTACAGGCTCTGTCACTGAGCTGCCTCAAGATCAGTGGCATATCTGGACACTCCGCGATCTCACGAACGGCGATAACGTCCTGATTTCGGGTCGTGCTCGTGTTCTTCTTAGTTAAGGTGAACAATGGCTACAATTCGAATTCAAGGTGGCTGGTCCTCTAGTTCTGCTGCCAACCCAGGCATCACCAATATCGACCACACGTGGCTGACTTCTTACGGTTCTGATGACAGGTTTCACTCCATCGGGACCACAGAGGAGTCGATCACGTTTACGGACATCTCCGTGAATGGTTGGGTCAAACTCGAAAACACGGACGCAACTAACTACGTGCAGGTTGGTTTCTCAACAGGCGTTTACGGTATCAGATTGAAGGCTGGCTTCTCTGCTGTCTTCTTCCTTGAACCGGGAGCAACCCTCTACTTGAAAGCCAATACTGCTGCCTGTCGAGTTAGGGCAAGTCATCTAGGAGCAGTGTGATGGCTGTAAAGTATGATGAAGAAGAGATCAGGCTAGACTTGATGGACTTCCTTTGGGATGCCGCTGGAGAACTGACCGACACGTTCTTTCGTGTGGTCGATCAAGAAGCTCCCGTCGAAGACGGTCACCTTCATCAGACTTTCGCTACTGCTCTATCAAATGCTGGTTTACCGCAGACAAAGGGCACTCAGTCTGCGATGGCTGGTAAGGGGTCTGGCGATGACGAGGCTGTTGCTGCTGGTTACGGCAGAGCATTCGGAGCACAGACTTCTGTAACAGTAACCGTTGGAACTGATCTTGGTTTTGTTGAGCGTTTGAATTCTGGTGGCACTCAGGAAGCAGACGTTAATGGAAATCAAGGTCGAAAAACAGAAGGGGCAGCGACCGTAGGTCAGCTATACGCTCCACGTTCCGAAGGCAGAGATGGAGTTCTGGTGTGGATGGATGGCGGGACCAGACGCTATGCCAGAACACGGACCATTCAGCCTCACGGATTTTTTGATGCAGCCGAACAGGCTGTGGTCACTCTTGCAAAAGAAATGGGGTTTGCATAATGCCTACTGTCACTAACGTAGCCCGTAACATTCAAAACGGGTCTCTTGTGATTAAGGATGGATCAGGTACGCCGAAGTCCTGTACTGTTGCCTGCTCGGGTAACTTGAAGTGGTCTGAAACACGCACAATGGTTGAAGTTATGTGCCGTGGATCGGTTGACCACAGACGAGAAGGTAACACTGTCGGTTTTACGGTTAGTTTTGATGCCGCTTGGTATCAGCTTATCTCAAAGACCGCCAACTCTGGTGATGCTGTCTCTGTCTATGAAATTCTGTCTAATCCGGGGTCGTACTTCACGTCGACTGAGGATGGGGCTTACTGTCTTGATATCGAATTCACTGTTGCCGATCCAAACACCACGAACGGTAATGATGAAAAGATTGTCTTCCCAGACGTGTTCATTGAGAAGGTGGACTGCTCGGAAGGTGAAGACAAGAACATGATCGCGTTCTCTGGACGTGGTAAGGTTCGTGCTCCAACCATCACTCGTGTGTAGTATACTTCGGTTCTCCCGCCCGGTATGTCCAGTCGGGCATACCGGGTTTTCTTTTTAGCTGGAGAGGCTTAGATGAGTAAGAAGTTTGAGTATGAACTGACTCTACGGCTGGAGAAGGCCGAGAAGGCAATTGCCTCCCTTGCTTCAAAGATTGAGAAGGACTTAGGCAAAGCTGTAAATACAGCATTCAAAGAGTCAAGCTACTTTGATGTTGCTAAGCAAGACCTCGACAAGATGATTGCTTCTGCGAGACTGCTTCACGAAAATCAGAAAGAGGCGTCTCAGTTTACACTGAAACTGGAGCAAGACCGGCTTGGAGTAGTCCGCGAACGCATTCAAATGGAGATGAATGCTGCTGATGAAGCAATGCGGGATGCTTTTGAGAGAAGGCAGGCAGAGAGTAATCTTCAGGCAAAAGAGGACTCAGCACGTGCAGAGAAGCAGCGTGGTCTTGAGAAGGCGTTTTCCGGTGGTGTTCCGCTTGACGTTAAGGAAAGCGAAGAACTGAGGGCGATCAGAAATATAGCTGCCGAGAAGCAGAAGCTGCGAGGAGAAGAGACTGAGCGAGAGATTCAGGCGTATGAAGGAGAGAAGGGTAGAGCAGAGCGTCTTGAGGCAGAGCGTCTGGCTGCGGTTAAAGAAAGATTAGACAAGCAGGATAAACTTGATGATGCGGCATTGCAAGAATCCCTAGCCAGAAGGCAAGCAGAGGCTGACATTGAAGCTAAGCACGCCAAGGAGCGTGAAGATAAGCAGAAGATGTACAACCGTCTGTTTGCTAACGATGCCGACGAGCAGATTAGACGGATTAAGGCTGTACAGGATGCCGATTCCGCAGCAGCGAAGGTCAGATACAAGGATCACTATGAAGTCTTAATTCGTGTCGAAGAGGCTGAGAAGCAGAATGCAGCCGACCGGATTGCTCTTGAACAAAGAGTGACCACAATGACTAAGCAAGAGGCTAAGGAACAAACCGATGCCTTCAGGAAACTTGCTAAGGCTCGTATCGATGCTGCTGTCGATGCTGGATACAAGATGGAAGCTCTGAACGCTAACCACCTGGCATCCGGTGCCAAGGGTGTATCCGCAATCTTCCAGGTCCAGCAGGGTATCGAAGATGCCATGTACGCTGGTTTGCGTGGTGCTGGTAACAACATCGCTTTCTTGCTGACCAAGGTAACCAGTAGTTGGGTTGCTATCGGTGGCCTGATTGGTGTGGCTACCTTCCAGTTGATGGACCACCTTGGTGTGTTTAAGCAGATCAACGAGGCGTCTGACGGTTTGTTCGGCAGGACAGAAAAGCAACTTGAACTCGAAAAGCAACTCGCTGAACTAAGAGCTGAGGACTATGATCGCACTACTCAGCAACTAAAGGATCAGGTTTCATTCTCGCCTTCCAGCAAGACTCCAGAGAAAGCTGCGAAGGAAATCGAGGATAAGAAGAAAGTCCTTGAGATCGAAAAGCAGCGGCTTGAGCAGTTGAAGGATGCAATTGCAAAGTATGACAAGATCAAGCAACTGGAAGCTGCTCCGTACTTCTCTGGCCAGGGTGCTAACTCTCAGCAATACCTGAAGCAGTTAGAAGCCAGTCGGGCCGCTGCTCAGGAGCTTCGAGCACAGTTCGCAGCTTTGGGCATTGAGTTCACTGTTCAAGAAGACGACTATAAGGCAATGGAAGAACGCCTGAAGCAGTTCAGGAGTGACGTTGCCAAGACCACAGATGAACTGAAGGTCTATGAAGACCAGTTGAAGGCTGTGCAAGACGCAGGCTTCCGTAAGAGTGCAATGGAATGGGTTAAGCAAGAAACCCTCGACATGCTCGACCAAGAGATCGAAAGGTCCAAGGATGTGGTCAAGGCTCGTGAAGAAGAACTCAGAACAGTCCAGCAAACTCTTGCCACTGCTGAGCAGTTACTCAAGACTGAGCAGAATCGTGAAGATGCTATTCGTAAGGCAGCATCGGCACGTGAAGATGAGTTTGCTAAGCAGAAGTTAGGTCTTCAGAATACCATTCTGGATATGGAGGCTTCTGAGACTGCCAAGGCTGAGAAGGCTAAAGCAGACTCTGCAAAAGAGGCTGTCGCTAGTCAGATGGATAGCCATCGAAAGTGGGCAGAGAAGCAGGCACAGATTGACAAGTTCAACAATAAAGGCAACTCAGCCAATATTGATGCTGCTAAGCAGAACTGGCTCAGTAATATGCAGGCACAGGCCGATGCTGAGATTGCTCGCATTGAAGCTAATGAAAAGCGTGCCATTGAGTCTGCCAAGAAGGTTGCTGAAGAGGCCAAGAAGGCTAACCTTGATGCGATGGAGGTTGTGCAGAAGAAGAAGGTAGAAGACCTGCTTGAAGAAGCGAAGCTATTAAAGGACCGGGCCGGGTTCATACGTGACCCCAGCAAGGCGAAAGAGATGGACGATGATGCACAAGAAGCGTTAGATAAGGCTCAGAAAACTCTGAAAGAGATGGCTGATGCTAAGGTTGGTAACCTCAATCAGAAGGATTCTGTGCAGCAAGGCAAGGATGCTTTGCGTGAGTGGGAAGAACTCACTAAACAGGTCAAAGAGGTTGACAAACTCAAAGAAGAGTTTACCAAGCGGGCACAGGAGGGGTACAAGAACAGAGCCTTATCTATCAAAGCCGAGGAAGATCAGGCTGCTGCGAGACTGGAAACGGTTAAGGAACAGCATCAGATCATCTTGGACAAGAAAGAGCAGATCAGCAAGACTCCATTTGCAAATCCAGATGATCAGAATGCGATCGAAAAATATCTGCATACCCTTCAGCAAATTCTGGACATGCGTCTGCAACTAAATGGTATTCCAATGCAGGGTCCAATGACTGCTCCAGGATTTGGTGGTCCCCTGCCAATTCCTGGTGGCGGTGGAACGGGCATTCCAGCACCCCCCACGCTCGGTGGTGGCAACATCAACATCAACATGGGCGGTGCAACACCAAACGCTGCTATGGCTGCTGCGATGTCCTACCAGCAGAATCAGCGAGCACTTGCAATGCTCAGTGGGAATTGACAAACCCTCTGTGGTCCAGTATCATTCGTGCCAGAGTAGGCTTAGGCTTACTCTGGCCTTTTTCTTGGAGTTGAGATGGCTTTTTCATTTGCACCTGCTCTCTGGCGTTCTGGAACGTCGTATACGTCTCCCAGTGGCACTACACGGACCACAACTGTCAACAGTGGTCAATTGTTCTTCCTGCCCCAGCCGATCACGGCATTCCCTCTCCTAGACGATTTCAAGGGTCGTGTAGAGGAGATGACTGCCAAGGTTGGTGGTAATGCTGTCAGAGGCAATAGACATGCCCATAAGCAAGTCAGCATTACTGGCCTGTACGGTAAGCACCTAGTTTCAACCGAGACTGCGTTGCTCACTGAACTTCAGATGCTGGACCTGCATAGAGACTTGCTTGAGTTCTTAAATCCTGATGAACCAACTCAGGAACATGAACTGTTCATCTACTACGATTCAGGCACAAGCACATACCGTAAGTATAAGCAGTGCTTCAAATCTAGTCTCAGTACAGATATTGGTGATGCAGCCTATGCAAACAAAATCTTCACCATGAATCTGCAAATGATTATCCTTGATCCCGTCATCTACACTACAGGACCGGGGGCTTAACAATGGCTCTGTTTGACTTTGATGAAACTGAATACAAAAGGATCATCGAACTCTATGACACTGATGCTTCGACCCTGCTGACCACTCTCTGTGACATTAGTCAGGACATCGACAAGGTTCAGCACTGTGAGTTTGATTGGCTGCGTCAGGCTGGTCTTGGTGGTGGCTCAATCACGCTCGATCTGACCACAGACGATACCATCCCTACAGTCGGGCAGTGGATCGTCTGCAAGTACAACTCAACTGATGTCTGGTACAAAGGTCGTATTGAAGAAGTCGCTGTCAACTCACCCGATGGCGGTATCAGCCTACGACTCTTCTCACTGTGGTCAGTGTTGACTGAGATTCAAGTCGGCGGCAATCCTTGGTGGGATGAGGGTGCTAAGACCTTTGGTCGTTATGACTACTTCACTAACGATCCAGACCATGCTGTTCAGGTCTACACCAACATCACCAACCTTCAGCAACTTGTTGAGAAGCTCTACAACGATTACCTGTTGCCTTGGGGTAACGGTGCGACTATCCTGCTAGATGTCATTGATGCACCGACCGACGCAGACTCATTCGCCAGTATGACCTTTCGTGGCGGTGAGTCTCTCAATCAGGTTCTTAGAACCGTTGCTGAGGCTGCTGGTGACTACTCCTACGGCATTACGGCAGACAACAAGTTCTTCTTCAAGCCCAAGGAAACCAGTTCACAACATACGTACCAAGAAGGGGTAAACTGCAACTACTCCTACACCACAGATCGTAGTCTGATGTATAACAGACTGATCTTGACTGGTGGGTATGTCTATGGTGCTCCGTCGACTGCTGGCTTCTATGTCTGGAACTACCATGCAGAGGATTCAGCTAGTGTCGCCCTGTACGGAGTCACTAAGTCCCTAACTGTCAAGATTCCTTGGATCAGGAATCATGTTGATAGTCAGAACTTTGCAGACGCCTTCTTTGCCAAGTACGCCATACCGACCACACGGTATTCAATCCAGACAATCGCTCAGGGCTACCCGCTCTGGCCTTGGATGGGTGGGGTTACTGTGGTCGATCAGGACTCGGTAACGGTTAACACCAATACCTTCGATTCAGTCAAGGTCACATTCAATGAGGCTCCTCGGTTCTCGTTGACCACAGGCCCGTCTGAGCCGATGTATCCTGGTGCTAAGGTTGTTGAGCCTAAAGACGGCGAGAGCAACTCAGGTGCTGGCGGCGGCGGTGATGCTAGAGAAGTCAGCGGCTTCGACAGTGTTATTCTGAGCGGCATCTCGATTGATAGTTGTCGCTGGCCTCCGTGTGAGGTCAAGACGATGGGCTTCTATGTGACCAGTGCATTCCCGGCTTCTGGCTATGTGGTCGGTGATATGTACTACTCGACTAAGCCAGTCTGTCCTAGAACTGGTCTGACTGTCTGGGACATCGAGACACCTTTCGGGCAGTATGTTGCTCTTGATGGTCTGTCTGGTGGTGAAGTTGTAGGCAGGATGGGTGTTGCAGTGTTCATGCGTAGGTACGCTGACCACGACATCAACGGCTGCAAATGGTTCATGACAGGTCTTTCTTGTCCTTAAAGGTGCTACATGGCTGGCTGGAACAATAAGAACTGCTGTTGTGAGCCTAAGACGTACACGTGTGCTGATGGTACTGAGCCTATCTGCTGTATGACACTACAAAAAAGTACGTGGTCACGAGCAGTTTCGTTGTATACACCAGGAATAACTCCAGACGAAGACTGCTCCGCGTACTCCGGCCCCTACAAAAAAAGCAACGCCTGTGGCTATGTCCAGATTGTCGATGGTTGTGTGGGTGTGGTGGCGGAGGTTTGGTGGGGCATTCAGCAGGACGGTACTGTTAAGCTGACGTATAACAGTCCTTACTACTTTGAAAATGACGGGACTTACCATCAAGCGGTGAGGCACGAAGTTACTGGGTTAGACCCAGATACGTGGTACTTGTCGCCTGTTGTCTTCAGTGTGTCTGGGATCACATACACACTGAACGTGTGCCCATACATGCACACTACATTCCCACCATATCCGCCTGTTCCAGTATATTTGGGTGCGTATGGTCCATTTACAACTTACGGGGGTGGTGTTGGCAATCTTCTCTGTGGGGGTCCGTGTAATCCGCTTGTATCATCGACTGCGAGTACGGCAAGCGTTAGCTGGGGATACGACATAAAAACGGACAGTATACTACTGGGTGTCTCTACTGTAACGCACTCTGGTTCTGTCTCCGTTGATTACGATGATGGGAATTGGGCCGCTGTTAGACATACAGTGCCCCTCATCTCCACTGCATTCGATCCCACGTCCGCTGTGGTGTTTCCAGAGGAGTCCTGCGATATATCTCCCCCACCGCCACCGTGCGAAGTCGAGAATGCCTGCTTCCCTGATGGTTGTCCTTGCATTATCGACGGCTCAGATGGGAGTCTGTATCGTACGCTCACTGCGGACATCTCAGGCCCAGTCACTGCAACAGGACTTACACTAGTTCCATATTTAGCTGAGGGATGGGACTATAGTTCTGGCGGCGATTCCATTGCTATTCGATGCACGAATGGTGGACTTGACCCCTACTACGTTGCTGTGTCCATCAGCGGTAATACTATGTTTGGATCAATCCCTGCTGGCGGCTTTGACTGCACTCCAGATGGTCTGGATATCGTTGATATCACAGTGACAGACGGGACAATGACAATGGTGCTGTACACACTATGAAACACGCCTGTGGTTGGGATAAGTGGCTTGCACCGGGACAGCCAGACAACACTCCCGGACTGTGTAACGCCTGTGGTCTGAATATGACCTATGGTGGCGTTAAGCGTTGCTTGCTCAAGCGAGGCGGTGCTGTGGCAGATCAGGAAAAACCTATCGCTCAGCGGTGGGTGTCCCTGACTGATCTTAGCCGGGATTCTGCACAACTTGCTTCTATGCTTTCCGGAAAGGTAGACTGCATTATAGGTGTAGCCCGTTCTGGGCTGACTCCTGCAACAATCGTAGCTACGCTCCTTCACCTTCCGCTCTTTGTTCTTCGAGAGTCTGAGGGAGACATTGTTGATGCCGGGCATGGCTGGCGACTGAAGGCAAAACAGTTTCAGTCTCCTGTGGTCATCGATGATACTTCGTGTTCAGGTCGAAGCCTGGGAAGAATCAAGAAGGTAGTTGAGAGCAGTGAACTGACTCCGAAGTATGCCGTGGTGTACTATGATAGGCAGTCAAAAGAATCTGTAGACTACTTTGTCAAGGAACTGCCCAGACCACACGTGATGGAATGGAACATTGCTAACAGTGTCTACTCCAGTCAGATGCTATGGGACATGGATGGGGTGATTTGTGAGGACTGTCCAAACTACATCTCGGATGATGAGCACTACGCCAAATGGTTGGATATCGCTAAGCCGAAGTGCCTACCGTTGAGAAGCAAGATCAGGATTGTTACCGGTCGCAGGGAGATGTGGCGACCACAGACTGAAGCATGGTTGGCTAGACATGGTGTTCAGGCAGAACTGATAATGCACCCTGACGGGGAGCGTACAGGTGAGTCTGTTATCGAGCACAAAGCCAATGCCGTATCGAAGTATGCAACCGGGCCTGTTGCAATGCTGGAAAGTGATAAGCAGCAAGCTATGCGGATACAGGAGATCACCGGTAAGTCAGTCTGGTATGTAGGCGATGGTCCTGTAGTTGAAACAAAACAAAAACCGCAGAAGACAGTAACAACTGTCCCTGCGGTTCAGGAAACTCGGGTTGATTGGTTTGAGGACTATCCTTGCACTTACCGTGCAGGAGAGCCTCAAAAGAAGACCTGCGGGTGTGGAGGCACAGGTGTGGTCTACACGATGGCCTGCACAGAGACCACAGGTAAGTCCTGCGTTGCTACAGAACTACAGCGTAAGGGTCTTCTCAAGAAGCACCCAGACCTGTATCATTCTGTGCGAGTTTGTGAAGACTGTCCGCTGGCTAAGGCAGTACCCGTGGCTCTCGACCTTCCTGCTGGGCAATCACCTTCTCATTAGTCAGGCAGAGTTGATTCACTGCGATCTGTAGTTGTCTGTTCGAGTGGGTGTTCGCTGTCACCGCATGATAAAGTTCAACTGCTGCAAATGCAATAGCAGCGAACATGGTCAGAAGCATGAAACAGCAACAGACACACAGGATACCTACCCAATCCCGATTGACGGGTTGTGGTGTGGTACTGATACTGGTTGGGTGGATGTTCTCGTGCATGGTAGTCTCCTTGTGAGTGATGCGGTCTGTAGTAGTACCACGTAAACTTGCAAAGTGTTCGAATGATTTGGAGAGAATCTTGGAATTGACCACAAGTGAACTTGTCTTTGCCTTCATGCAGACCACATCAGCAGAGCACTGGCGTATACTCGCAATCGAGTCACAGAGTATCGACTTCGTGGCGGCATCTCTTGAGCAGTACGGGTTTGCCTACTCTGTTGATACAGTACCTGACTTCAGGCTTCCCTATGATGTTGTGATTGGCAAGATTGACCACACACTGTGGTCTACAGTCAAGGACACTGCCTCTGTGGTCATCATGGAATTTCCCGATCAGGAAAACACCGAGAAATACGAAAACAGATACACCTGTTCACGCAACGGCAACATTTTCTCGTTTCTTCTGAAATTTGGTGGAACATCTTCCCTGGATGTGCGGTACTCTTGTGAGCACCGATCAACCGAACCAATCAGGTTTGCTGAGTGTGCTCCTTGTGAAGCCTTGACAGGCGAAAGCAAGGTTCCTATCTTCAGGTGCGGCCTGTTCGCTTGTGAGTGCTCTGTAGCCAGCCGAGAGGTCGCTGGCGAAGGTAAACTCAACGAGAAGACAGGAAAGCAGTCACGCAGGGCTTTGCCTTGCACAACCTGCCGTGATCGAGTACCATTCACAGGGTGACCACATGCAGCAGTACATTGTCATTCCGGAGTTGTGTGCTATCATCAGGAAGATTGCACCAGAAGGCAACCACATTGCACCGTTCGGTTCTGCTGATATTGCAGTCACTAATTTCAATGCTCTTGTGTCTGGTCGTGTGTCTGAGTGGACCTATTGCTGGCTAGAGACATATCGTCGCGTAGGCATAAGATCAAAGGAGAACACCTGATGGACGTGTATTTTGATGTCCTGATATCTTACCTGTTTGGTGAGTTATCAGGTGGATGGGGACACCTCAGTGGAGCGGAAGCGTTTCAGATTCCACAACGATCTGCAATCGTCGAAGACTGGTTCAACAACCTCAGCCTCTAAGGAGAATCCGCAGTGATGTTCGATATCGATGAGATCAACAAGGCAATTCAACATGCCGAGCACTTTGAGACAGGTGAGTTTACTGATGCAGAGGTGCTTCTCCTTTACCGGTATTACCTGCATCTGCTGACCATCACCAGCAGGGTCAAAGGTCTGGAGTGCATTTCACTCTACGCATGCGTTCACTACCGCACGTATCAAGACATCTTGCGTGCAAGGGGATTGGAGGTGCTCCAGTGATCTTTCACCGACTTCTGCCTGACGGTTTCAAGAGAGACGCGGATGGTTTCGTGGGTCTTTGCTCAGGGGTTCACAATCAGCCACTGGTGATTTTGCTTGGTGGTCCCTCAGCAACCTGGGACAGTGTTGAGAAGATTGTGTTTACCAAGAAATTGGCAAGCCTATCCGTCAACTGTGGTCACAGACCCGCAGGTATCAACCCACACCTGTTCCCCGCTTACTGGACAGGCTACGACAATCCGGTCAGGTTCGACCAGTCGGTGTTTCTTGATCCTCGGACAATCAAGTTCTGCCCATCAACACGAGCAAATGAACTTCTCCGCGATGGGACCACACTACTGTCTGAATGCCCCTCTGTGGTCTTCTTTGATCCACAGAAGCGTGCTAGTAACGGTGAACTGTTCACACTCGGTCCTGTGATAGATACTCGTGATTCCATGCTTCAGGCAGTCGACATTGCTGTCAAGTTGGGCTATCGAGACATCTACCTTCACGGTGCTGACCTGTACACCCCGCTTTCTGATGAGCAGGTTGAGTTCATCAATCGTAAACTCACTGAGACAGGTGCTAATCTACCATTCGAGTTGGCCTGCATGGTCAACTCCAGCATGGAAGCCTTGTCCAGCATCGCTCATGCTCTGACCTGCAAAGATACACCACCTGCTGAGATGTCCGACGATCAGAAGGCTGCTTGTGAAGATTGTCTTGATGAGTTGATCGCCTCCCTGTCCTGTCTGGGTAGTCCAGATATGTACAGCATGGGCAACGCAAACACCAAACTAAAGGACAACCTGAGGTCTGACTACCACTACCGGGTTACGTCAGGCCGACTGATCGGAGCAAGACGGAACTTGGCGAACCTGGGTGTACGGGTGTCATTGCTCAGAGGGACCACAGAGTGCCGGAGCCGTCTCGACGGATACTTCCCTGTGGTCAGGCTTGACGAGATCGCAGACACTGAGTATCATTCGTCCTGTGAACCTGACTACCAAGCAGTTGGGATGTACAGACGAGTCGATGGAGGGATCGCCTGATGTCGCAAAGTATAAACCCAGAACCGAAAAAGATTACAGTTCAGTTGGCTAGGTACGACCAAGTTACCTTGGGGCAACTTTTTGCTGATGCGGGGGCGTTAAACTGGCCGCAAGATGCTGCAATAGTCGGCTATTACATTGGCGATGACTCGGCTGATGTTGGTGTTGAACACACTAGATTTGAGACCTTAGATGAGGTTAGTCTGCGTGTTGCAGCGGAACAGGAGTGGGAGGCAGGTCGGGAAAAGCGGAGGATGGAGAATGAGGCTGCCCAGAAAAAGCACAGCGAAGACATGCGGAATGCTCGAATCTCAGAAGGACGGGCGAGGAGAACGGACAAGGCTTACTACGCCTACAAGCGGCTCGAAGCTAAGTATGGTCCGACCGAAAACAGCGAGCTTCACGCTATATGGGATGACTATGTGCCAACGACACCGGCTGATGGAGGGATTGCCTGATGGACACTACAACATCGCAACTTGACAACAACCAGCCAGTCTTGGTATCATTCGTGAACACTCCCCATGCGACCACTGAAAAGTGAGCACACTCTGGGGAGTCAAATCTAGCAGTTGGGAAGCCTGCCTATTCTGACGAGAGTAGGTAATCGCGATAGGCGGAAATCTGCTGGGTGTTCTCTGTAGCTTAACTGGCAAAGCAGTAAGCCTGAAGGCAGTCGGTTGTGGGTTCGATTCCCACCAGAGAACATGCGTATCTACCATGTGTAGATGTCGTAACGAATGCGTCAGTAATGACGTGTTCAGCTTGCCATCAGACTGGGGAACCCGGCGAGGTGGTGTTGACGTGAGACCTTTCAGGGTCAGTCCCGATCTCGGGGATGGGGAGAATCTGGTACGAGACATAGGTTCAGTCGGTTCGAATCCGGCCACGTCAATTCACATCCTTGTAGCTCATTTGGACAGAGCAACGATTTTCTAAGTCGTCGGCAGTAGGTTCGACTCCTACCAAGGATGCTCACAACCCTTAACCTTGGAGATCATAATGCAGAGAGACGATTGGTCTTTCATTCTTTTTGTCCTTTTTCTGATTGGGTTTGTTATTACTGCACCAGTCGTGGGTTACCTGCGACTATGTGGTGAACGGGACGCTTTCAACAAGTTCAAAAGACCAGATCAGCCAGCAGCAACTCTCTGGGATGCTTTCTGCTCAGAACTTCGAGTGACCACAAATTAGGAGCGGATTGATGATTAGAGTCAAGCAACACGTTCCGAATTTTGTTGATGTAGATGAGTGTGAATACTACCAAGGCGAGGACACACAGAGTCTGCTCAGTGATCCTCGACTGCTACAAAGGACCAAAGACCATCCTGTCTTTTGTAAGACAGACAACTCCTACTGGTCTTTCGAACAGGGCCGTGAGATACATCAAGAGCTTTTGATGGCTGAGTCTACTGACGGTCGTAAGTGGTTCGTTCTGGGGTATGTGATTGAAGGCACGATGGACTTACCACAAGCAAGAATGGTCGGCTGACGCTCTAGGATGCCCTACAAAGGCTCCAAATTTCTGGGATGACTCAAAGTACGTCCTGACCCATTTGGTGGCTTCCTACGCGATTCTGTGCGGTTTGGGAGCATTTTGAGAGGTGTTCTGTGGACAAATTCTGGCAGAGTTTTACTGAACTGTCTCCAGCTATGCAAGCTGGGCTGTACATCGTGTCTTTTGCAGTGCTTGTCTGTACAGTACATGCAATCATCAGTTTTGCCGACTGGTTGTTCAGCAAGCCTATTCCCAGAAATGAGAAACCAGAGACCGCTGTTCCTCGGGCATGGAACATCTGTGTGGTCTACCCGTTGACGTCCTATGAGGAAGTTATTGTGCTGCCGGATACAATTGACCCAGTATCAGTAGCAAATGACGAATCGTATGTGATCGAGGGGTCTTTTGTTGATCTGGACAAGGCAATTGTCCGTAAGGATGAACTCAAGAAGAAACTCTGATGTTTGAACTGCATGGTGCTGTTGCAAAGTATATCCAAATCATCAGATCAAATCAGACCACAGACGAAGAAAAAGAACAAGCAAGGTTGGCTTGCTGGTCTTTAGCACATAGTGACCACAGGGATTGCTTGGTTGATCTCTGGTTGCTACTACAAACCCTTGAGAGGATGACAGGAGCAGAAGATGGAAGTCGAGATTAGTATTGTTTGCGGTGGTTGTGTGTTTGAGGTAACAGGTATCAGTACAGGATTCTTTAACAGCCGCAGCTACACCAAACTAGATGTCGGTGCTGTCAGGAACATCATGGACAGACTGTGGTCTGTGAACTACTGTTTTCGTAATCGTGATGCTGGTTGGGGTCAGCCGAAGTGGGACGTGTCTTGGGTTCCAGTCGACAAGACCTACACTCGGGAGAAGTTTGTAACTGATCTCCTTCAGCGAGCGGAGAAGATGCTTATGCCCTACTCTGCTCCCCCAACCGTTCCGCAGTCGTTCTCAGATTTGGGGGGAGCATGAACACCGAGAAAGAGATTCTTGACTACATTGTGGGAATTTTCCCCAAGCATCCAGGCTGCGTAGCAATGTCGCAGTTTCATTCTCAGTTCGTCAATATTGCCCTGCCTGCCTATGCTAAGTTGCAAGGTGAGGTTGAGTTGTTGCAAGAGGAGCAGCAGTTTGATGTGACAGTGCAGTCGATTGCTCCACTGACTTGGGATGGTGTTATGGTGACAGCGAGATTACCAGATGACGATCTAGGACCATTCCTGCATTATCCACCAGACATTCGAATCGATAAGGGAGCAGGTCACTGATGGGAGTCTCATTTTTCTGGAAACATGCTGGTCTTGTAAGTGCCTACACAACTACTGTAGCCATACACTTGTTCCCTTGCAGGAAGTCTCCAGACGGTACTCCGGTATGGAGTTGGGGATACCATAAGGATTGGTATGATGGGCCTTGGCATAGTTTCGGTGTTGGTCCTTTTCTTTTGTTGTGTTGGACCTAGCTAGGTCGGTGTACCTGTACTAAAAGTGAAAGAGAAGAATGACTCCACTAGCAAAAGTAAACAACTACCTTGATGAGCAGCGACAGCAGGGTGCTGACGAATGGACCATCGAGACCGCACGAGCGATGCTCTACGGCTACTTCCTTCGTTATGAGAAACATGATGCTGACCTTGTGGTCAGGGGTATTGAAGTACCCTTCTCAATCGAACTGCCTGTTCCAGATGACTTGCCTGAAGAGTGGAGACCACAGAGTCCACGGTATGTCGGTGGGATCATTGACAGTATCGTAGAACGTGATGGTCGTCTCTACGCGACTGATCTGAAGACGGCTTCTTGGGCTAGCGACGTTTACTGGCAAGAACTATATACCAACAACCAACTGACACAATACAAGTTCGCATTGTTTGCTTCCGGCTATGAAGAAGCCCAGTTGGAATGGGATGTCATCATTAAGCCAGGCATTGAGCCTAAGAAACTCACAATTGCGGCAAAGGAAGAAGTCAGTCGTGGTAACTACTGCGGCTGGCCTGTTCCAACGAGTATACCTGAAGATGGGAAAGAGTCTCCAGTGCTGTACGGGAGACGCCTAGCTTCATGGTACGAGGATCGTCCTGATTGCTTCTCAAGGAGAGCTTATGATCGAAGTCCGGAACAGTTGGTGGATTTTATCTACCAACAGCACAGGCTGGCTACTTTGGCAGAACAACTCTCACTGAAAGGTGGTGATCCAATCTATCTGCACGGCCACCGTAATCAGCATGTCTGCAATCGGTTTGGTGGAGGGCTGTGCGATTACCACGGCCTCTGCTCAGGCCAGTCAGACCCGGCCAAAGCGGGTTTGCGGGTGAGAGAGGCTTCCGAGACAGTAAGACTCGATCTAGGAATGACCACAAGCCAGTCCAAAATCCTGTCTTCCTGTCAAGCAGAGTGGTACTATAAGTACCAAAGCAAACTGGAACCCGTGGTCAAGAAGAAGGCGAAGGCCCTCGACCTCGGTTCTCTGGTTCACGCCGGTCGTGAAGTTCTCCTAGCAGACAGGTTGGAAAATCCAATCGTCCTGCCCTTGGAAAAGCCTCAAAAGACCAGTGCTTGACAAACAGCGAATGGTTCTGTTATCATTCGTTTCACAGTTGCAGAACTGTCCGGGATGTCCAGAGTGGTGACTGGCATCCCGGTTTTTCCTTAACCCCATCAGGAGCATCAATGGCATTGAATGTATTGGATAGACTGCGAAAAGCAGTCAACACGGATCAGAAGGAACTCCTTGTTCTATATAGCTCTCCAGGTACAGGGAAGACATCCTTTGCTTCTCAGTTCCCTAAGCCTCTGTTCGTGACTGATGGTCGTGATGGTGGTTATGCCGATCTGGTTCGTGCTGGTCAGGTTTCATCTGAGATCGCTCCTATCGAGACGACCACATGGTCAGACCTTCGGGAAGTGACTAAGGCACTGGCTAACCCTGATACCCCCGTGGATTGTCAGACAGTTGTGTTCGAGAACCTTGGTGGGTTTCAGTTGAGTCTTGTTGAACTCCAAATCGAACGTGGAGCTAAAGCAGACAATACGACCACAGAGGCTGCCCGTACCAAGTTTTTGGCTTGGGGTGGTCAGGGGTATAAGGGCTGTGTTGCTGAGTTTTCTGACTGGCTCACTGATGTACGCAAGATTCTTGAGCGTAACGGCTGCGATGGAAAACCTATGCGGGTGATCCTGCTGGGACACTCCACACTCGTTAAGGATAAGAATCCTGCTGGTGAGATCGGTGAAGAATTCCATCGTGTTGACCTTGACCTTCACAATGAACTGCTCAAGGTCTTGCATCGTGACGTAGGGTGTATTGGTTGGATGCGTCAGCGTCCTGTCGTGGTTAAGTCCGATAAGGGCAATCGAGCACTCAGTGAAGACATTCGAGAGATTGTTTTCCATCCATCGCCTAATGCAACCGCCAAGAATCGCTGGGGCTTGCCCCCAGAACCCATTTCGATGGGCAAGTCCGCTAAAGAGGCATTTGCTTTCTTCTCAGCCGCTGTGGCTCAAGCAAAGGCTTCTAACACTTCCAAGGGAGAATCGAAGTAATGGCTCGTAAGTATCAAAATGGTGCGTATACCGCACGTATCCTGTCTGCTGATCTGGGCAACACGAAGAATGACAATCCGTGTCTGAACCTGAGTGTTCAACTACTGGAGCGTACTGATCCACAGGGCATCAAGATTACCGTTGACGGTAATGCTGTGGTTGACATCTTCATGAGTCTGTCTCAGAAGTCGATTGAGGCTGGTGTGGTCACTGAACAGCTTGCTGTCCTTGATCCAGATGATTGGCTGACCGCTGTTGAAACTGGTTCGCTGATCAACAAGATCGTTCCTGTGTTCTGTAGTGTGAACACGAACGACAAGGGCGAGGAGTTTGATCGATTCAATATCTCGACTCCTCGTACCAACCGTAGCCCGATTGCAAAGCCTGCAACTGAAACTGACAAGATCAAGTTGCGTGCGATGTTCGGCCTGAAGCCCAAGGCGACAACTCCTGCTCCAGAGGCTGTCGCGGACTTCTAAGGCGGTACTGTCCTACGGGACAGACTGACACGTGGCAGATGTGGTCCTGGATGACGCCAAGCATCCGCACGCTCACGACGTGCCGTGTCAGTTTGGGCAGTGATCCCTTCTTCATTGGTCCTTTGTGTTCAATGATAGGCCCTGCCCGTTCTTATCTTCCAACGTGCGGTGCGAACGTGACGCATAGCAATGGTCTACGCTAGGGATGTGTGGTTCGAATCCACGACGCGAAAGCGGTCGACACGACGGCAAATTACATCTCAGCAGTCGGTTAGAATCCGACCACGTTGGACGTGCCATATCTCATCTGCCAGCGGCAGAAGGAGTTGGTAACCCCCATTGGCGGGTTACTTTCGTTATGTCAGGGTAGCTCCCTGAATGATCTGGCGAATAGCGATCTACCCCAGAGAGAAGGCCGGGTGCTCCTAAGACTCCTGCTCGGGACGAGGAAAAACATCGGAAGAAGGTCGCCCATCCCTCGGTGGCGAAACGGTAAACGCAGCAGGATACAAACTGCCGTGAAATCAGGCCAGACCGGTCAATAGCCTGAGAGTAGCTTGTTGGTTCAAATCCAGCCTGAGGGGCTTGTGAGTCTTAACCTATAGGAGAAACATGAACGCATTCATCACTGGTAGCTACGCTTACGGGGTTCCCCATAAGGACTCCGATATTGACCTTGTGGTCTGTCTTGAGGGCGGGACGATTGACGAAGAGACGCTATGGGACCACAGCGAGTCCAATAAGTCCTGTCGTTTTGGTAAGTTGAATTTGATATTGTTGGCTCCCGATAGGTTTGCTGAGTGGAAGCGAATCAATGATGACTTGCTCAGTCGTGGTTACGACGTTGGACGTGAAGAAGCCGTAGCGGCTTTCCAGTCTGCCGGGTTTTGTGCTGCTGACTACACAGGAGTTCAGTAATGCCAAAGGACTACAATGACAAGACTAAACTCAATGCGATCACAGATCATCACAGTATCGGACTGCACTACAGAGGTTTCATAGTATGCCTAGATGTGCAGTGTGGTCCAAATGATGATGAGTTAGTGAAGCGTTTGGTTAAGTATCTGAGGACCACACTTAACTCGGAGGGCAAGAAGTCTTTGGATAAACTCGCGAAATACAAAGAGGATGCCGATGCTGACTGCTGAGACTGCTGAACTACTTCTGAGTACCTTTGTTGGCCGTCACGACCATATTGCCTTCCAGCCAGCAGGACAGACATTCAGACCACTCAAGCTCAATGGTCCTGTACCTGTTGACAAGTTCATCGAGAGGCATACAAATGGTAACTGTTGTGGCTTCTATTTGTTGACCGAACAGTCCAAGG